GTTTGCATATCATTTCCATTAAGAATTCCATAATATGGAACCATAAATATGGGTGAATTGATTGGAGAGCGCCTAAATGTTTTTGTTAAAAGTAAATGTCTATCTTCCCCATTTGTCATATCTCCTTCTGGATGGAACATATCAAAACAAATCGCAGATAGATCTTCTTTATTGTCTGGATACTGTTGTGCTGCTTTTCCGGTTGTTTCCGCTCTCAAAATATAACTATCAACATTATTTAAATAGGAATCAATACTAACCAACTCACAATCATAAATCATATTTGAAGGAAAATGCCCGTCTTCTAAATAGGAGGTTATATGATCTAACCACTTATCCGCTTTTCCGCTTCGACTATATGCACGAACTTTATTAGTATTATCTTTATAAAATAATCTGCGAACGCCATCAATCTTTTCTGTAATTCTCCATAATTTTCCAGCTAAAATATCATTGGAGTAATCTTTAAGATTTACCCCAGTTGATGGATTTAGATCCATACTACCTCCTTTCTTATAATAGTTGGCTTTGTGCGAGATTCCGCGGTTAACAATATTCTCTACCAAACTTACGCTCCGCTTCTTTAGAAAGACCTCTATTATAAATTTTAAAAAAATATAACATTTGAAAAACAAAGTGATCTGAGTTTTTACTGCGACTCAGATCACTATGTTTCGAAACTTTTTATGAAGCAGAAATCGCTTCAACAATTGTTTCACTACTATTTTGGCAAACGCCTGTAAAGCACGGCAGTTTGCCACTTACCGCCATTACCGTGACAGTTGTCACGGTGATAACGCCTACAGCAATCAAACCACTCTTTACTGGATTTTCCTTAACGTACTGAACTAACTTTTTCATCTTAAATCTCCTTTATAATATAGTTTCATTATATGCTTTGTTTTTTTTGCGATTCATCAATGAAGATGTAATATCTTCCACTTTCTTTAAAAATCTCATTATTTAAATTGTTTTCAGAAATATAAATCTTTGCTTCTGAATAGTTTTGAAAATACATTTTGCTCATCTGTTTTATTATAATTTTATCAATTTTCATTCCTCCGCTTCCTATGTTATTCAATATGACCTCCTTTCTTAAAAAAAATAAAAGTCTGAGTTTTTAATTCAGACTTTCTCAGACTTTTATTCTTTCGATTTATTTATTTCTTCCTTGATTTTACTAATTATGGTATTTGTTACCTCCATTGTCTCCTCGACTCCTTTCGCCACAGATTTTGTAACGCTATGACCAACAACTCCGCTAATGCAAACAATTCCTACCGCGTAGAGGAATTTTTTACTTTCCTCTACGGTGATCAAGTTTTCAATAACTTTTGTTACTACTTTTTGCGCTCCAAACCCTGCAGCTAAACCAGCTCCAGTTGAAACAAGAGTTCCAATTACTCCAATCATTTTAATCTCCTTTATAATAATATAGTTTCATTATAGGAGATGTTTTTTTTGCGATACAATTCATTATTCATTTTTTATTCTCCTTAAATTTTCTCTTAACTCCATATTTTCCATTAATTGAAGTAAATAATATTGGCCAATTGTATCGACAGCTTTGCGCACTTTGAATGTGTCTTCGTTTGTTTCTTCTTTTAATGCTCGTAAAAGATCCCGTATCATGGTTGAAAATAAATTAATTTTTGTTTCTAATTCTTCGGATTTGTCTTCGTAATTACGAACATACCCCGTTGCATTACAGTCTTCGCAATTTACGAGTATTGTTTCTCCGGCTCCGCTTTTAGTCTTATAATATCCGATTCCACTACATTTTTTACATGGAAGCAAGATTTTAAAAAGCAATGCCTCTTTTCTTTTCAATCTTTCTTCCAACTGTTGCGCATATATGGTTTTACGCGCCAAACTTCTAATAACATCGAAATTATTTATTTGCCCGTTATTTATACTTTTATAATATCGTGTAATATTCATAATTTCGGTTGTTACATCCGAAACGTAACCCATCGCATTATCTTTCATAATATCCTCTTTACCATCTGACTGATTTTGGAAGTAAATTTATTAAAAATCTAGGAACTTGTATAATTAAATATTTACCTTCTTTATAAGAAGGTAAACTTTTAACGAGTTTCATTCCCGGAGCCCAGCAATAATATTGAACTTGCATAAGACGTTCCGCGCTTTTTTTATTTAATGCTTTATAATAATGTTTGTATTTGTATACTAAAATTAATTTTCTCATTTTTAATTTCATTGTAAATATAAATGGGGCGTCATGTTTCAGGACGCTTCGAGTGATTGCCGGCTTGAAAATAAAACTATAAAAGGAGGAAAGGAATGATGCCGCCTCGTTCTAGCAAATTAGGCTTCTTACAGCCTGCCCATTTATTAATAAATTACAAAATATATGTCCTGTTCGGATATGTATGTTCCAATTTCCACAAACCAGAATCATATAGATTATTAATAATTAAATTATTAATATTGGTGATTGTATTCATCATAATTCTGGTTTTTTCTCTTTCTTCTTTTTCTTCGCTTTTAGAAATCAAAAAATTTAATTTCTTAATTTCTAATTTTAATAAAATAATGGTGATTAAACTTAATTTCATTTTATTCTCCTTATAAATATAATTTTTAAAAAAAGAAGAAGGGTTGTTAAACCCTTCCCTTAATCACAAAGCTCATTGCTTTGGTTGTAATAATATTCAATTCCTCATATTTTAGAATCAATAAGATTCCCAACAAATTTCCAGCAACAATTAGAATCGTATCCGGAGATACTCTAAAATCTTTTTGATTTTCATCAAGTAATTTTTCAAGAATTTCCGCTTCTTTCTTTAGTTCTGAAATTTTGTTTAAATCTTTTTCTTCCAAAATAAGATTAATTAAAATATTATACTTCCTTTTCAATTTTTCTTTGTTTTCTTTATTGAGTTTCATGCCTTCTCCTTTTTATAATATAACTTCATTATATCATATGTTTTTCTTGCGATTATCTCGGGTTAACATTATAATTTAAGACAAGGCACGGTTTCCCCTCCTCTGTTAATTGACTTGAAAAATTCATATCCAAAAGACTATAGTCAAGATTAAATCCCATATCATCCCCCAATTTAATTCCCGACAAACCCAATTCAAAATATAAATCATTTAAAGAAATAAACATTTCTGTCATTAACCTTCTGTTTACTTCATTAACGGTTTTTTTAATTTTTTCAATATCAGACTGGAAATATCGTCCACTTATAGAATCATAACATAAAACATTTCCTCCGGTAAATATAACTGTGTCTGGTGGATTTTTTAAAACCTTTTCATGATCTACTTCATCCCGGATCTTTCGTTCTTTGTTTTCTCCGAGTTGTTTCACGACCTGTTCTTGATACTCTTTGAAGGTCGTTTGAGCAATGGAATATAAACCGGCCAATGCGGCATTTCTTCGTTCATTGATCGTATTTACTCCAATTATACATCCGATGGTCGCTCCTCCAACCATTACCGGTGGTATATAACACTTCCAAACAATTTTTATTTTTTCTAAAACTGTATCATTTAATGCATCTTCGTCTTTTAAAATATCATTCGCCTTAATTGTTGCTTTGCCGGTCATTATTGCGGTGGTTATAACTCCTGCAATTCCAATCCCTGTTAATATCGTGGTGTTATTTTTTTCTAAGAAAAACTTAACAGTTTGTAAAATATTCGACATTTTTAAATCTCCTTCCAGATTTTTTAATGAAAAAAAATTATCACATATGATAAATATGCGAAGAAAAAAGTAGAGGCGCAAGGTTATAGACAACATTCAATAATGCGTTCTTACCAAGCAACTCCTCTACTTCTTCATTATAAGCCTTGTAATTTTTGCGAATTATTAATTCCAAATTTCAACATAAAAATTAAAATATTCAGATTTACAACCAGTATCATAAA